AAACTCAGTAAATCGAGCGAACTTAGGTTCAAAGTTTAACAGTGACACGCCTGTACGACCATTACGATTCTTAGCTGTAATGATTTCAGCTTTGTCTACGCCATCAGTTGGATCGTCCACGCTCTTCCTCTCGTAGTATCCAGCTCTATAAATGAACTGGATAACATCTGCGTCTGATTCTATGTCTCCTGATTCACGTAGGTCTGACATCATTGGCCGTTTGTCTTGACGTTGCTCAACAGCACGGGATAGTGATGATAACGCTATCACAGGGCAATTAAATTCACGGGCAATATCTTTAAGGCCACGGCTTATAACACCAATGTCACGTGTCCTGTTCTCAGACCTGACGTTACTTGGCATGGTTATCATTTGTAAGTAGTCCACCACAATAAGTCCAACACGTGCTTTCTTTTTCATGCTGTTGGCCGCATCTCGGATTGACTGCAATGTAACTTGTTGATCTGCCATTACTTGTAACGTCAAACCTTTTGCTGTACGTGATGTCATTGTAAGTTTATCTAGGTCTTGCATGGATAATTTCTTTGTCTGTATTGCTTGACTATCTACTTGACTGTATATACTCAGCATACGTGCCGTGACCATAGCCTTGGACATCTCTGCACTTACTACCAATACACCAGCCCGTGAATGTCTATTTACTAGATCAACCGCTCCATTCCATGCGTACTGCAGTCCAAGACTTGACTTACCCATCGAAGGGCGTCCGCCTACAATAATCAGTTCTCCGTCACGCCATCCGCCAGTTATATGGTCTACTTCTATGAAACCACTGCTCACACTGTAATCAATCTTGTCTTCTTTTCTATTTATTGCTGCATGAGTTACATCAAAAATTAATTGAGATAAATCGTCAGCATCCTTTCCGGATTGACTAAATGCAACAGAGTTATTTAAATCAGCTACGATTGTTTCTGTATTGTCTTCACCTAGAGACGCTCGTTTACTTGCGTATTCGGAAGCAAAGATGATCTCTCGGCGCTTATGGTATTCCCACACAAGATCAGCGTAACTGTCACAGTGACCTGTAGTTGGCAATAGCTCCGCACACTGCATAATGTAAGCAAGTCCACCACACGGCTCAAGTGCATTACGCTTTGTAAGCTCCTCGTTTACAGTAACAATATCTATCTGAAGACCAGCGTTGTCGATTGCTGTAAATGCTTCCCAGATAAGGGTATGCGATACACGATAGAACATCGTCTTATCTATGCGCTGCATATCCTTGAATAGTTTATTTCCACCTAACAAGATAGATGCTATGAGCGATTGCTCGCTCATAACATCCGCTGGAATATCCACATTAAATCCAAGACTCGTTTGACTATTCATTCATATCACTCTGTAATCTAACTAGTAATACTTCGCTGATCACGTCAGCAAGTTGTTGCCCTTTAAGTGGTGGCTCGACACGCCATGCACGTAGTCCGCCAGTCTTCTTCAGTACAAGTACAACTGTTGGATGCATCTTATTGGGATCAAGTCCTAAGCGTATTGCCTCAGAGATATCCTGTGTAACCATGTGTGGTTGAGCATCACCGTACTTGGCAATCGCTATGTTGAGTAGAACCTCTGATGGGGTAGGTCGAAATTTACACCGCATAAGAATACGTTGCATTCCATCTTTGATATCTACCTCGTCTATCTTCATCAGTGTGACTCTGTATACAGTTTCACTTGTCTCAGTCCACGGAATAGAACTTGGAAGCTGTGAAAGAATCGCCAGTAATTTATCAACTGTTGTCATTGAACCAATCCTCTATCTTTGTTGTTTTAGTAACTTTGCCATATGTAGATGAAGCATAGGTGTCCCAATGCTTCCACAATGACCGAACCGTAATCATCTCTAGTTGCCACTTACTTTTCAGTGTCTTGACCTTTTGTATTACATCACTTGGTGTGGCTCCAGCTTTATGCATCTGCCAAATGATTAGCCTGTTGTTCTTCCATTCTTTATCGGTGATGTTCACTGCTGAGAATTCACCCCATCGCTCAATCATAAACGCTTGCATCAATGGGAATGCCGGATCATCTTCTTTATTCACCTCCTTCTGTACTTGCTTTACTGCGTGTACCTTTACGTCATCTGCATGTTGCACAGAATCAGGAAATAACTTGTATCCATTGCTTGTTGTTCTCCCGTTAGGAGAAGTTCTTGCATTAATTTCAAGTAATCTACAGTTATTAATTTTCATCGTGGTTAGATGATGCAATGCTGTCTTGACTGTTGTCTCTGACAATCCAGTGCATTCACAGAGTCGCTTAATGCTTGGCCAGCAGTATCCTTCATTGTCTACATGCATGACTAAAGCCATAAATGTAACAAAGCCTGATGGAGTGAAACTAGATATATGATTGACGAGTAACCTATCTATCTGCACAAAACCAGACGATGAAGCACCGGACAAGCCAAAAGACTTGCCGTTAAACACAGTAATCATGGTGAATCCTATTGGTTATATGGGCATTGATCGCAGTAACGTACACGCTGTACATCGTCATCTTCTGACAGCTTAGTAAGACCTGCGTCATATATTTCTTGTAATGGTATTGGTGTAGCACTGATCAACGATAATGCTTTATTCACGTCATCTACTGACCAGCCTGATGGTATCTCTATTGTTTTTACTTCTTTCTTTTCTTCTTCCTTGTCACCTTTTAATTCACGTTCAAATTCTGTAACAGATATGCCACGTGCTTTTGCAGATTCTAAGATTTGTTTCTGCTGTTCTGTTCCCATATTTGCGACCAAACGATGGTGAGTCCAGCTAAGACCTGCAACACGATTAGCGATAGGGACATGATTAGAAACCCAACTCCAGTTAGCAAGACTTTGATAAGCGCAACCAGTAGCATCCATAGCCTGTGCATACTTTTCACCGTACCGCTTCTGTCCATAATTAAGTGCGTCACCAATTGCAAATTGAAATGCTGTTGTTAACTGTTGTAGTGTAGCCATAAGGCGTAACCACTGATCATATTCGATGTCATGATTAAACTGTAAGCCAACATCTGTAACACTGACAGCATCTGGAATGCTACCAATATAGACTAGTTCGTCACTCATACTCTTTCTTTCTATGGTGCAAAAGGACCACGGTGTTGATGCCGTGGTCCCCATTTGTTAGTTGTTTTCCCCCGTGTTGATATGGTTTCGAGGGCAATGCAATCTTACTCCTCAGTGTCGCTTGCTGTCAATGTCTTGACACTAAAGTTCTCTGTCGGTTCTGTCACACTAAATATGTCTGGATATTGCTCAACAAGCGTAAGTTGTACCTCACGTGGAATTTTGCTTTTGTATATCTTGTATTCAGTCTTAATGGCATCAAGACCAAGCGGTATGACAAGTGCTGCTTTCTCGTCATCAATGATTGAGAATGTAGCCTGTGATGTACGGAACGCTACTTGACCCCATGGGCATTTCCATGTTTTGGCCTTGCCAGTGAGTTGAGTCTTTGCGTACGCAGCAATCTGCGCACCATACCGATTCTGAAACCATTGAACTTTGCGTTCTTTGTCTTTTACTAACTGCTTACATCGATCTACAACAGATTGCATGGCAAGTTGTTCTGCCTTAAGTTCGGTCTCATATTTTAGTAAACGCTGTAAAACTAAAAGAACGTCATCTTCTGTTTTAAGTTCATCACCCAACCAGCCATCAACTGGCCCTGCGTATTCGCCAGTCTCAATGTCGTAATATGCATCGCCGATAATATCAAACTTACTTGTGTCCATTATAAATTTTCCTCTTCAATTGCTAGGAATACGGCCTCAGCTTCTTCTGGCGTATTGAATCCTTGTAATACTTCTATAACTAACTTTAGGTTTTCGTCACTAGTATCCATGTGTCCAGCTAATCGACTAAACACTTTTTTGATGTCTCCGGGCGTAATGTCTTTACCCCAGATGCGTTTGCATTCATATGCAAATTGTTTACCCGGAGGCAGTGTTGGCGTCTTGGCTGGTTGTGGTGTATCTACGATACGCATATCACCAGCTGGTGTAATTGGTTCTTCTAATTCTTGAGCAAACAATGTGCCATAGCCACATAACGCTAGCGCTCGACCAATAGCACCTGTCTCTGCTTTCTCGCGATAGTCAGCAAAGTGTTTTTCATGTTCTGTTTTGTGTCCTTTGGCAATTAGTAAGCCGTAGTCAATTATTTCAGCTGCAAACGTTGCATAGTCGGTGCCCGATAATTCGGGCACTACATATGTATTGATAGTCCATTCTGGATGGTCTTCTCTGAACCAAGCAATACGTGCTGCAACTGGCAAATACTGCTTGCCTTTTAAATTGATAAAGTGATCTTTAGGATTAAACATCTTTTCCTTCTTTCGTATTCAATGCCATCTGATGTATGACTTTGCTATATGCCATCTCTTCTTTAAGTGTATAGATGTATCCATCTGTATACACCTCATCGCACAGTGCCAGTAATTCAAGGAATGTGCAGCAGTGAAGTTTGTATTGCTGCGACACAAAACCTTCGTCAAAATTGTCTACAATCTCAAACAACTCAGACATCAACGTCACTGGAGTCAATGCTACTACTAATGCTCCTTTTTTAGTTAGTAGTTCATCTTTATGTGTTGCATACATCCACATCACTATTGGATCTGTAACCAATCTTTGCGTTGGCACGTATGTAGTTGACACTTGTATAGCAGACGTTATGCCTGTAACAAGCATTGGCTTGCCATTGAATTTGACCGCACGATAAACACCAAATAATTCTGCACACGATATCTGTTCTAGCGTATAGTCATCAGGCCCCTCACCATTTGCATTTAGATACTCAATAGCATCTGACTTTGCAGTCCATATATTACAAAACAACCACGGCCCATTTTGACTGCATGAGATTGTTTTATTTCGATTGGTTGATCGTGCAATATAGCATGTCTGATGTGTTTCTAACTCAAGCCATTTATCATGGTCTTCAATATCAAATGGAAATCTATTTAAATTACCCAACTTATTTTCTCCAGCTTACTTTCTACATTCATGCGGTGGTCAATTTGCTTAACCACGTTAATAACATCCTCTAATGACCTACATATTGTAGTTAATCGTTCTTCTGCTAGTATTTTCTGCTCTTTACGCACTGTCCCTTTCTCTGTTTTAAGTTCTATTCCAACAGCAAGGCCGTCCCATTCTTTTCTGTGAATGTATATGTCTGGCGCACCAATAGTATTGCCTTGCCATCCAGTAGAGTAATGATAGGTTTTGCACGTTGGGCATCTTGTTTTTCCACGTGACTTACCAACCTCTATCACTACATACCCACAGGCTGACAGTAATGTACGTACTTGCTGTTGGAGCACAGCCTCTTTGTTTTGCCTCACGATTTACGTTGTAGTTTCTCGTGTATCCACATTAAAGCAAATGTAATTATTGTTGCAATTACTTGAAATAAGCATCCAAGTCTTGCGTCTTGCTCAGAATCGTTTGACCTCAAGGTGTAAATACTCCCACACTTTTTCAATGTGGTCTATTTTTGTACCATCAGGCCATGTAGTATATCCAGCTGTTTTCATTGCTACTCTTGCTGATAGTGCAGTTGGCGCTCGCAATAACAATTGTAAAACTTCTGGGTAAAGCATTGACATGTGTAATGCATGCAATACAGTGTGTGGAAGATCATGATATGTGTATTCAGCATTTGATTCATAGAGATCACCTCGTATAACAAAACTTGTATTACTTTCTATTTCTTTTATTTGATCATTGTCAATAATTGTTTTGCACATCATCCTCCATTTCCATGCGTTATTCATGAGGGCGATGATATGTTTCCGAGTCCATTCAGACCACGACGTTGGCGACATTAATGCATATACAGTTACAGTTCCTTTCATTTGTTTTTCACGAGCAAGTTGTATCCATAGTTGATAAATAATCTTTGCTGTGAATTTTGTGTTTACTGTCACGCAGTAGCCTAAACCTTTGATTGTGTAGGCTACTGCATGATAATTGCTGCGACGTCGTGTAGGCATTAGAATCTAGGGTGAATTGTGCCTTTGAGTCTGGCAACGCAGTATCCGCATTTCCATGGAGGAGTCCATTTCCCAGATAGGAATTCATCTATCACTTCAGCTGTAGTCGCACGTATAAGTGTGTCTGGATACTCAGATTTATTATTATCTGTTATCCATATTAATTTATCTTCATGCCAGAACAAATTGTCTATAGTTTTAATTTCCTCTGCTGACTCTGCTGTACCATCCCAATCTTTGGGCATGCGAAATGTGACAATTTTCAATCTCCACTGTGGCCATGATAATGACACAACTCCGTTTAGTCCAATTAATGGTTCTAATTTGTCCCATCCATCTTTATAATCACTGTTCTTTTTCATTGCTGTAAGCAAATTAATTAAATCCTGTAACATACTAACCTTTCAATTATTAAAGTAATACATGAGTATATCCTACTCATCAGTTGTTGGTGCACTATCTTCTTCACCACATGTGCATTGATGCTCCCAGTTTTCGCATTCGTCACATACTTCACAGCCCATGAGGTAATAGTCATCTTTCTCTAGGTCATCACCTTGACGTTGTACATGGCGGTAACCTTTAGGCCCAGCA